GGGTGCCGCGCTGGCGAATCGGCCGCAAGGTTGGCCGGGCGAAGTCGTGACGGTCGCCTTGACGGTTGAAGAGCCGTGGGGAGTAGGCGATGAGCTTCCGCGTACCTGAGCAGTACCGCATCCGGTCGCACCCGAAGCTCGGGAGCGATGCGACGTACGGCAACAACGGCGCGTTCATGTTCCCCGGCCCGGCGATGCGCGACCTGTTCGCCATCGCGTCAGACGGCGAGGGATGGGAGCACGTCTCGGTGTCGATCCCTGGTAGGCCAAACAAGACGCCTTCGTGGGAGGAGATGGCCGCCGTGAAGGATCTATTCTGGGGGCCGGAGGATGAGGTCGCGCAGTTTCACCCCAAGCGCAGCGAGTACGTAAACCACCACGAAGGCTGCTTGCACCTGTGGCGGCCCATCGGCCGAACCATCGAGACGCCCGACGCGGTCCTCGTAGGCCCGCGATGATGCCTAACCGAACAGCGCGCGAGAGGGTGGAGGAGGCGATTCGCGAGTACAGCGCCGAGTGCGCTTCGTTCGCACGCGAGGCCGATGGTTATACCGACGCCAAGCGTGTCCACGGCCTCAACATCATCGGGGAGTGCAAGGCGGCGGTCGTCGCCGCCATCGACGCGCTCGTCGCCGAGGTGAGGGAGGAGCACGACAACGTGCTCGCCGTCGTGCGTGACGTCCACGCTCAGCGCGGCGACGATGTGTGCTGGCTCGATATCGACCGGATCTTCACTGCCGCGGGGTTGCCAGTACCGGACCGCGCCGTGGGCGACAAGACCGCGATGCTCGCGAACTGCCGACGGTTCATCGACGTGATGTGCTCGGGTGGTGAATGGAAGACTTACGCGGACCTGGAAGCGGAGATCGTGAAACTGAAGGCTCGCGTACGGCGCATCGAGAACACGCCTACCGGAAACGAGCGGATCGGTGGCGGCTCGTGATCGCGGCCATCCGAGCGAAGCGATGAGCGCGCGAAGGGTGTACATCGAAAGGCCCGAGCACGGCCCAAGGAGCCTGGTCTTAGTCTTCGGTGCGCGGGCGCTGTATTTGCAAGTGGAGTGCAATTGGTTGGCTCTTTGGAATTGGCGCGAGTACAACTGGATCGACATTCAACTCATCCACATCGGGTACGAATGGAAACGGTACGCGGGGTCGTATCACGAGGCGTGGGTCCGACTGCTCGGCTTTGGCCTGTGGGCGACGCTGTGTGATGGGCACAAAGATGCCTAGCCGCCCCCGCCCGCCGAAGCCGAGCCGCGTGGAGCACGAGTGCTGCATGATTATCTATTGCCAGTGCAATTCCCAGGCTCTTGAGCCTGACGAGAAATGCACCGTCCACGGTGGCGCGTGGTGGCCGCCGCGCTGTTCGACGTGCGGACGGTTCATGCCAACCCATAGGACCGAGACGGTGATAGCCAGGCCGGTGGGGATAGCCAGGTGACGCCGAAGCCGAGCCGCGCGGAGAGGGACGAGAGGGTCATAGAAGTCGTCGTCGGTGTCCGTTGCCCAGGCTGCCACGCGACTCGAACGATTCGCGCCGGTGAGATGCCTGCCGACGACTTCCCTATGTGCTTCGCCTGTGGGCTACCCATGATCGTCGAGGCCGCTCGTACCAACATCACCCGCAAGCGGCGGGGCGCGGAGAAGGGGAAATCACGTGGGTGACTCGTGGGAAGACGTGATCAACCACTGGTACTCGAGCATGAAGTGTCTCGCCGCTCAACTGCGTGAGGCGCGGGACGACCGCGACGTGGCGGCGCTGAAGGCCGAGCGCACGGACTTGCTCGCCAAGAACAAGGACCTTCAAGAACTGGCGCGCGTTGCGATGGTCGAGAAGGCCAAGCTCGCTGCCACGGTCGAGAGGGTGAAGGCGCTGCCGGTCCATTACGCCCACGGAAACCCTGTCGTCACGAAGGCCGCCCTTGACCTCGCCCTCGCGCAGCCGGTGAAGCGGGAGGAGCGGCGGAAGGGCGAGGAGTGTCTGGACTCAACCAAGACGACCTTTCATCACGAGTCACCCCAAGGTTATTGCACGTTTGGCCCCGACCGCCGACGCGCAGGGAGCGGGGAGTAGTGCTCGCTCAACTCGGCTTCCGCTGCCGTCCGCTCGACTCGTGGCCCGGCGAGCTCACGAAGTCCCGCCTTCGCAGCCCGTTCGATCCGAAGTGGGGGCCGACGCTCACGCTCCTTGCCCGCGAACTTCGACAGCTACGGGCGAGCGGAGACCGATCGCTCCTCGTCGCGGTGCGGCAGGATGACATTCTGCTCGACGGGTCTGCGCCCAAGGCGCGCGCGATTGCTACACACCCCGGCGTCGTGATCGCGTTCGGCTCTCGCTTCGGTCCGCTGAAGTACGCCTGCGACCGGCGTGTGTCCATTCCCCGGCTTACAGACACAGAGGAAACCCCCCGATGCCTCGCCCCAGAGCCTACTGGATCCGCCTCGACCACGGCGTACACGACCACCCCAAGGTGATCGCTCTGGCCGGGTTGCTGGGAACCACCCGCGTCGCAGTTGTCGGCCACCTAACCCGCCTGTGGCTCTGGTGCTCGGCTTACAGGCCCAACGGGAGAACCGAGGGCCTGACCGACCAGGTGCTGTCCGAGGCGGCGGCATGGACCGGGGATCCGAACCTCTGGAGGTCGTCACTCATCGCCGTCAAGCTACTCGACATCAAGCATATTCGTGGCGGGCAAACTCGTGGGGAGCACTTGCACGGCTGGCTCGAACGGAACGGCTACCAACAGCGCGAGGCTAGAAGAAAGCGCGACACGACGCCATTGAATGATGCGCGTAAACCGCGCGTATCCCGCGGGATACGCGCGCCACGAGACGTAGACGAGACGTACGTAGACGATACGAGACAGACAGGGGAAGAAGCAGAGGGCGCCGAGCCGTCCGAGGACGGCCGCTCGACGCCGCCGACGGCGGCGTTCCCAGTCGTCGGGAAGGGGCCCGATATCTGGGCGCCGCCTCCGACGCTCCTGCTCGACCTGGCTCGCGCGTTCCCGGCACTCGACGTACCTGGCGAGACGGCAAAGGCACGGGCCTGGTGCGTGACGAATCCCGAGAAGCGCAAAACGGCAGGAGGCATGCCGAGGTTCCTGTACGCCTGGATGGCCCGCGAGCAAAACGACGGGCGCTCCCCGAAGCGAAAGAGCGAGTCGATCCTGTCCCCCAAGGGCCAAGCCACGGCCGCCGCAGCGAAACGCTGGATCGAGCGGACCGGTACGGAGAACCCCACATGATCGAATCTGACAAGCCACGATTCGCCGGGATCCTGACGGCGCTCGCTGAGACCTTCGAGCGCGAGCTGTCCGAGGTGGTCATCGGGATCTACTTCGACGCGCTCAAGGATCTCTCGATCGAGGCGATTCAGAAGGGCGCGGCCGCGTGCGTGAGGACGGCGAAGTTCATGCCGCGGCCCGCCGAGATCCGGGAGCAGGCTGGAGGCGCCGCGATCACGTCGAGAGACAACGCGATGGTGGCCTACACGCAGGCCGTCCGCATGATCTCGAGCGTCGGCTCGTACCGGACGCCGCCGATCGAAGACCCGATCTCCGTCGCCACGATCCAGGCCATGGGCGGCTGGGTCGCGTTCTGCACGCGCGACGACGCGGACAAGTGGGTCGAGAAAGAGTTCCGCGAGTGGTACGAACACTTCGCGAGAGTCGGCGCACCGGAGGATCAGAAGCGCCTCGTCGGTCACCACGAAGCGATCGCAGAGCGGCGGGAGCGATTCAAGCTGGTCCCGCCGTCGAAGGACGAGACGGCATGAGCGGACGCTCGATCGCGTTCGTCGTCATCGGCGATCCAGCGCCACAGGGCAGCAAGCGCTTCGTCGGGAAAGGCGTCATGGTCGAATCGAGCAAGAGGGTCAAGCCGTGGCGAGAAGCCGTAGCCGGAGCGGCGTACGAAGCGCGGGCGGGTCAAGCCTCGGCGTGCGGGTTGGCTCCTCTCGATGGCCCGCTCCTGCTGCGCGTGACGTTCTGGCTGCCGCAACCCACGAGCCTGTCGAAGCGCAAAGCGGCTCTTGGGCCGTTCCGCAAGCCCGACCTCTCGAAGCTCATCCGCAGCACCGAGGACGCTCTCACGACCGCGGGCGTCATCGCGGACGACGCTCGCATCGTGCGCCTTGATGCCGAAAAGAGATTCACGCCGATGAGCGGGCACACCGGGGCCAAGATCACGGTCGAGGAGATCGGATCGTGAGGCGCTCGGTTGACCCCCGATTCGCCAGTAACCCCCATGGGTAGCTCGACCGGTTGTTTTTCGCGGACGGACCTCAACGCCGCTTGGGCCGACCTACAGCGCAACGAACCGCCCACGGGTCCGCCGTCTTGACCACGCCAGCGCCCTCCCCTCGCCTCCGGTGCTACTGCTGCGATTCGCCGCGGAGCGCGAGAACGCCCTACTGCCGCAATTGCCAGCGTGCGCGATGTTTGCTGCTTGATCACACAGCGGCCGATCTGAAGACGCTCGAGCGACGGCTCGAGATGACCCTCGCTCGCGTGCGTTCGGTGCTGGAGCCGCCAGAAACATCCGTGGGTGTTTCACCCACGTAACAGCATTCGCGTCTACCGTCTCGCGCCGTGAGCAAGGCGCGCACGCAAAAAAAGGCCCCCCGGTCGGTTGACCGAGGGGCGGGCGTGCTCGCGGGCCTCGCCGGCTTACTTCGCGGCGGCCTTGACGAGCGCGTTCGTCGCCCACTCCGTTCCGGACAGCCCCGCGGCCTTCGCGGCCTTGTGGATCGCGGCCTGGACCTGCGGGGTCACGCGGATCGCGAAGGTGCGGAGGTCGATCTTCGGCGAGCGCGCCGGCTTTGTGCTCTTGGCTTTGGTGGTCTTGGTCTGCTTCGGCATGGTCGGATCCTCCGTGGCCGGCTTCTTCGAGCCGATCTGCTGGTTGGCGAGCACTTCCGCGAGCGACTTGTGCCGCTGGGTCTTCGCGCCCTTGATGGCCGCGATCGTCTCCGGCGCGACGGGCGTCGCCGGGCTGGGGTCGGTGGGAGCGGCGTCGCCGGTCCCTGGGGTTTCGGTGGTCTCGGTCATCTCGTTCTCCTCCGCGTAAACGCCGGGCGGCAACCCGACGGGGTTCTAGTCGATGCGATCCATGTCGCGTTTGTCCATTCGGGCGAGGAAGGCGTCAACGTCGTCGAGCACTGCGCTGGTCGGCATTCAGACCTCCGTACCGATCGACGCGACGATCGGCCACCCGGGCTGGGTCGTGTCGCGCAGAACGGTGTAGTGATCGAGGCCCGCATCTCGGCGGGCGCGGTTTCTGGCGATCCAGTACGCGTCCAGTTCTTTGGGCGTCATCGCGAACAGCTCTGCCTTCGTGATCGGCTTGAAAAGGTCGGTCGGTATGGCCATCGTCGTTCTCCTTTCGACGTCACCATTCATGGCGTGACGTCGGCGACGCATCCACTCAATTCGACCGTGAATCGCAGTGTTTACAGCGCCATCGCCTGTGCATCGCCGCGGGCCGCCTGACCGTGCAAGTCGTCAATGTCGACACGTCCGATTTGGCCGCGATGGGGGCGCCCTACAACCCCCGGACCATAGGCGACCACGACCTCGCGGCCCTTCGCCGCTCCTTGCGCCAGTGGGGCGCCGTGGAGCCGGTCGTGGTGAACAGCCGCACGAAGCGCGTGGTCGGCCGTCACCAGCGGATCAAGGCCGCCGAGCTCGAGGGGATCACCACGCTCCCGGTCGTCTACGTCGACCTCGACGACGCCAGCGAGCGCCAGCTGAATCTGGCCCTGAACAGGATCTCTGGGGAATGGCACGAAGGGCAGCTCGGAACGATGATCGCGGAGCTACAGCGCGCCGGTGCAGACCTCGCGATGACCGGGTTCACCGACGTCGAGATCGATCAGATGATCCGCGGTTCGGGCCCGACCGACGGTCTCACCGATCCCGACGACATCCCGGAGCCGCCGGACACGCCCATCACGCAGCTCGGCGACATGATCACCCTCGGCGACCACCTGCTCTGTTGCGGGGACAGCTCGAGCCCTCAGTTGGTGGAACATCTCCGGGGCAACCAGCCGGTGCATCTCGTCAACACGGACCCGCCGTACAACGTGAAGGTCGAGTCGCGGACCAACAACTCGATCGCCTCGGCGTCGAAAGGCCTGCCGTCACCAGATCAACGAAAGCTGCAGAAGAATCAGAGCCTCGACCTGGCGCGGCACCCGTCGAAGGCCAAGCCGACCACGACGAAGATGCGCGCGAAGGATCGGCCGCTTGCAAACGATTTCGTCTCTGACGAGAAGTTCGACGGCCTGCTCATGGCGTGGTTTACGAACATCCGCGAGGCGCTCGAGCCCGGGCGCGCGTTCTACATCTGGGCCGGCTACAGCAACGTCTTCAATTACCCGCGAGCACTCGAGGCCACTGACCTCCGCTTCGGGCAGATCGTCGTCTGGGTCAAGGGGTGGCCCGTCCTCACTCGGAAGGACTTCATGGGCGACCACGAGTCCTGCTACTACGGGTGGAAGAAAGGCGCCGCCCATTGGTTCAACCCCAAGATCAACAACGCCACCGACGTCTGGTCGGTCAAGAAGGTCTCGCCGCCGTCGATGGTTCACTTGACCGAAAAGCCCGTCGAGCTGGCCGAGCGCGCGATGCTCTACTCGAGCAAGCCCGGCGAACGCGTCCTGGACCTCTTCGGTGGCTCGGGCTCGACGTTGATCGCCGCGGAGAGGATGGGGCGTAAAGCGCTCTTGATGGAGCTCGACCCCGCCTACTGCGACGTGATCGTCGATCGCTGGGAGAAGTTCACCGGCAAGAAGGCGAAGCGGGCGGGCGGGGTGAATGGGTGATGCGCGGACCTGCACGGCGAAGAGCAAGCGGACCGGGGAGCGCTGCCGGGCCAAGGTCTACAAGCGCGAGGACGGGACATATACATCGACGTGCCGCGCTCACAGCGGCGGCCATCAGCTTCGCGCTCCTGGTGATCCCAAGAACGGCGGCGCACCATGCGCCAACTTCCGTTTCTCGCGGGCCATCCGATCCGTGGAGGACCGCGAGGATTTCGAAGCCTTCCTCGTCGACACCACCAACCTCAACCGGCAGATCGCACTTGCAGAACTCAACCTCGTCCGGTTCATTCGAAAGTACGAGGAGAGCGAGCGCGGAGGCATCCCCAGTTCGATCGGTGGAGGCGGCAAGAGCGTCACGTTCGAGTCGTACGACCGAATTGTGCGTTCCTACCTCGAGACGATCGGACGGCTCCGCGAGCGTCAGGCCCGCATCGAGCATCTCGGAAACCCCAGCGCCCCGCCTCCGAACATACGGCTGGTCTTCGGCGACGCAGACGAGGTCCAGGTCGAAGACGCGCTCCGAGACATCCTCGACCGACGCGGAGTCGAGGGCGATGGGTAGCCTCCTGTCGGTCCCGGAGGTCGCCTTCCGCGTCGAGGGGCTGTCCCATCAACGCGCGCTCTGGCGCGACCTCGAACCAGGCGAGACCGCAATCGTAGGACCGCTCGGCTGCGGCAAGTCGTACGCGCTCGCGATCAAGCAGCTCATCCTGCGGCGAGTGAACGCGGGCGTCGACGGGATGCTCGTGACTCCGACATTCACGATGGCCAGGATGATCCACATCGAGGAGTGGCCCAAGATCTGGGAAGACCTCGGGATCAAGGTCAAGTACGAAAGCCAGAGGCAGGCGTTCCTCTGGCCGTGGGGCGATCGCACGTGGATCCGCTCGGCCGAGAACCCGGCGCGGCTCGCGGGCCCGAACCTCGGCGACGTCACGTTCGACGAGCCCGGGCAGATCTCGCGCGAGGCCTACGAGCGCGGATCGGCGCGCGCGCGGCACCCGAAGGCCAGGGTGCGCAGGATCGAGCTCGGCGGCACGCCCGAGGGGATCAACTTCTTCGCCGACCTCTTCTCGCACCCGAAGGGTGATCGCCGGACGATCTGGGGCCGCGCGTGGCCGAAGTCGCTGGCCAGCTTCTACCCGCAGCGCCTCGTCGACCTGTACGGTTACGACGACTCCCTGCTCGACGCGTACGGCCGCGGGAAGTTCGTTCCGCTGCGCGTCGGCCGATGCTACAAGCCATTCGACCGCGCGAAGCACCAAGAGCAGGTGCCCCGGTACGATCCGTCCCTCCCCCTGATGCTCGCCTGCGACTTTAACGTCGACGCGATGCGGTGGGAGATCGGTCAGATGACCACGACCGAGATCCGATACCTCGACGAGATCGCGCTCGGCCGATCCGGCACGACCGCCGAAGCCGCCGAGGAGTTCGTCTATAGGTGGGGCAATCGCCACAGGGGCGAGGTCATCGTGACTGGCGACGCCGCTGGCGCCGCGCGATCGACGTCTGGCCAGAACGACTACCAGATCCTCCGCGAGACGCTCGAGCCGCGATTCCGCTGGCTCACGTTCAACGTCCCGAAGGCGAACCCGCGACAGAAGGACCGCGTCGACCAGACGAACTACCACCTGGCCGGCCGCGGCATGACGATCCATATCGCGCCTCACATCGAGGAGCTTACGAAAGATTGGGAGCGCGTCTCGTGGAAGAAGGGCCAGATCCAGATCGACAAGTCGGACCCTGACCGCACGCACGCCTCGGACGCAGCAGACTACATGATCTGGCAGCTGGCCAGGGTCTCCGGAATCGGCGGGCCCACCATCGTGCACGAGCCGGAGCCGCAGTTCGAAGGTGGCTTCGCCACGATGGACTTCTGATGGCGCCGTCTGATGCAACCGTGCAGGTCGTCGTCGACGTCAAGATGCGTCTCTCGCTCTGGGATGCGCTGAAGATGCGCATCGCCGGCGTAGGCCAGGCCGAGCTCGCAAACGTTCGTGATGCCTTTATGGCCTCCACCGCGAAGCGTTGCCCATGGTGCAATCTCCCAGAGAGCGCCGAGTAAGATGGCGAACGTCCTAGAGAGGGCGGTCGCGCGCGTCTTCAACCTCGCGACCTCCGATCAGGTCGAGACGCTTCGGTCCGAGATCTCAACGCTCGAGACCCGCGTGAAGATGCGCGACACGTCGTCCGGCGTGCCGTTCGGTTACGGGCAGTTCCAGTACGAGTACCTCACGCAACTCTCTCCGGATGCCCGATGGGACGTCTTCGATCGCATGGAATCGGACCCCATGGTGAAAGAGGGTCTCGACTCCGTGGTCCTCCCGCTCATCACCGGGAAGTGGGAGATCCAGGCCGCCTCCGACAAGCCGATCGACAAGGAGATCGCGGAGTTCGTCTCGGCCAATCTGCTACGCACGAGCGGAGACAAGTACGGCCGGGATTACTGGACGCAGACCTCTTGGAAGGCCCAGCGTCTGGGAGAGATCCTCCAGTGCCTGAAGTGCGGCTTCGCGCTGTTCAACAAGTCGACGCGCGTCGTGGACGGCAGGGTCGTATTCGACCGCCTGCAGTACCTCGAGCCCCGCAGCGTCGACCCGCATGGTTGGGAGCTCTCAGACACGGACGAGCTCGTGCAGGTCCTGCGCACATATCGCAGCGCGACCGAGGCTTACAAGCTCCAGGACCCGATCAAGGCGAGACAGCTCACGCTGTACGCCTGGGACCTCCAGGGCGCGCGCCTCGAGGGCCGTCCGAAGATCCGGTCCGTCTACGGCGCGTGGTACCGGAAGGACGCGCTGGTTCGCTACTCGGCGATCTGGGCCCAGAAGGCCGGCGCGCCCATGCCGGTCGGTCACTACCCGACGAGCCTTCCCGCGAAGTTCATTCCGAAGGTCGAAGAGGCGGTGAAGGCGATGCGCGGGCAGGCGCCCGCCGAATCGTACGTCGTGTTCCCGATGGGGCCAGACGGCTCAAAGGTCGAGCTCGGGTTCGCCGGCATGTCCGGCGATGGCGCCACTGCGGTGGACCGGATGCGAAGCGTCATCAGCGGAGAGAACTCAGAGATCGCCCATGGCATGGGGACGAAGTCGCGGCTGCTCGGTGAGACCAGCTCCGGCTCGCGCTCGCTCGGCGAGGAGCAGTCCGACGATGAGGACCTGTACGTCGAGGCAACCAAGGACCTGATCTGCGAGATCGAGAATCACGGGATCGGGAACCTCCCCGGGCTCGTGCAGCAGCTCGTGGACTGGAATTTCTCCGGCGTGAAGCGCTACCCCGAGCTGCAGTGCTCGCGCGTTGGCGTCGAGAACTTCAAGACGCTTGACCCGCTGACCAAGGCGGTCGGGGCCAAGATCGTGCCATTGACCCCGGAACTCCGGAAGCAGGTCACCGAGAAATTCGGTTACCGGCTGCCCGACGAAGCCTACGAACTCACGGACATCATCGAGGAGCAGGAGCGGCTCAACCCGGCGAACGCGGCGCCAGGCTTCAACGGCGCGAACGGAGCGAAGCCGCCCGCCAGGAATGCGCCCGCGCAGAAGGAGACGACGCCCGACGACGAGCGCGCCGCGCGCGGGCTGTCGCTGAGGTTCTCCCTAGAGGCGATGCTTCGGGAGCCGGATTACGCGATGCCCGAGTCGCGCGCGTCCGCCTATGGCCGGACCCCGTCGGCATTCGAGTCGAAGGTCTGCATGCTCGGTATGGTGACGTCGGCCCTCCAGGCCGGTGGAGATCACGTCTCGTCGTCGCTACGCCGCGCGCGCGCCCAGATGATCGAGGATCTCCTGCGTCGGGTTGGGTCTGGCGCGGTCACCCGCCGCACGATCAACACCCTGCGCCGCTCGAAGCCAGAAGCCCTCGGCACCATGGTCGCCGCGGTCCGCGAGCGATTCCTCGACGTCGCCCGAGAGGGCCGTCAACACGCCCGCGAGGAGCTCGACCGGCAGAAGGCGTTCGCGCGCGAGATCGCGTCGAAGTCCCTGTCGCTGTCCGAGATCCGTCTGGGGCGCAAGAAGAACCCGCCGGAGGACGAGGTCCCGAACGTCGTGCCCGCCGGCGCCGCCGTCCCGCTCGCTGGCGAGA